CTGAATTGCATCGAGGTTATTTTGTGCAAGAGTTGCATAAAATGCCTGATTCGAGAGTGGTCCTGTCGTAGCCCCATCCCCACCGTTACCAACGAGTGTGCTTGGGTAAGAAGTATTCGGATGATTGAAAACACCGTAGCCACCCGTATCCGAGAACCAAATCGAGTCGGGTTGATAGACCGTTCCTGCAAAGCAAAGGCGATATTCGTATAGGCATACCGATTTAGGCCATCCACGGTAATTGCTCCATGCAGACTCGTACCACTGGGAAGTTCCAGACGTCCCCTGGAATGGAATCAAAACGGTAGCTGTTGCTGTCTGTCCAGTTCCACCGACTGCTGTGATAATCGCTGCACCACCCCCTGCCGTGAGTCCGCTTCCACCTGCTTGGTAAATACGAAAGATCGATCCAACATGTCCATTGCCGTTTGTTCCACCCGTCGTTTGGAAAAATCCAGATGCGCTTGCGGTCAGAGTAATCGATGCACCAACGGTCCCATAACCAGATCCAGGAGCTAATGTCAAAGATGCATTCGTATTTGCATCCAAGAATGGATACATGGAGACCCAGTTAAATCCCAATTGTGTAGAAGGAGAAGAATTGAAAGCTGCAGATGCTACTGCGTCAAAGTTAGCAATCGTAAAGTTATCGAGGCTAGTACGTTTCAAAACCTGTGGTGGATGGTTCTGATGAGTCATGTACATGACATCGACAGATTGAGCATATTGAACTTGGTGAATTTCGTCATCTGTTTGAATTCCACTGATCCCTGCTTGAGCAAAAACCCATGGAGGAGTTCCAGATACGTTATTCGAGGTAATGCTATTAACCCCGCTTAAACGGTAGTTTTTGGCATAATTACTGCCACCGATGGTCTTCCCAAACCAGACAACATAGGGATTTTGGGTTGAATCAATAAACGAAAAGATTCTTGGTGCGTAGTCCGTCGTAATGGGAACTCCATCGACGTGGGCCGTCCCTGGTCGGCGATAAGCTCCCCCCGAAATCATGGGGATCATGTTCTGAAGAACAGCACAAGAATGAACGTATGTTGGAAGATCTGTTCTTCCCTGGGAAGTGGGCGAAATCTGGCCACCCAGAAAACTATTTTTAATAGACCGGAACTTTGCCATGTATCCCCTTAATCGTAGCTAGGATCGTCTGAACCTTGTCCAACACTAGGTCGCAAGTATTCCAGATACCCACGGCGAGCACCGGACCAAACGTCGGCCAGTAGAGGTCGGAGAGTTCCAACCACTGCGTTCATTGCACGAGCTTGAGCCAAAGACTCTTTATAAGATTTCTCAGCTTCCTGTTTCATCGCCACAGATTTGGTCAACGCGAGGGCCAACTCCATTCCCATGCGCCAAGCGAAAGCTTCGGTAAAACAATTATCCCATGAACTTTCGTCGGTATTACGAAAGATATAGGTCATGTTCATTTCATTTGAATCTGTGAGAACCAGCCCGTTTTGTTCCGTCCACTTGAGGTCCGGCTTATCTGGCCAGAGTAAGCGAAGGCAGTCAGTGGGTTTATTGTAGGCGTAAAGATAATCGAAGGGTGGCGAGTAAGCGTTCAAACTAAGAACAGCTTGGGTCGTTGCGAATCTCCACGGGGTGGCTCGCATGACTTCGTCTCGGATATAGGGATAAAGAGTATTGCAAACGAGGGCAGCTCTCCCCGGTTGGGTCAAAGAGCTTATGGGATCAGCGCCGATTTTTAGTAGCGCACTGTTACAAATAGTGACTGCATTTACGGTAGGTGCTGACATATAAATAGAGGCTACCAGACTTTAGGTTCTTTGTTAAACCCTAATCTGGTAGCCCCTGATTTTTAGTCTACGATGTAGTTCACTTCGCAAGTGATCGAATCACCCGTAGCGCCCGAAGACACTGCGTTTTCAGAGATCACAACCTGAACAGCCGAGGTGAGTCGGGTCAGGTAGAAGTTACCCTGGTAGGCGCTGCCGAATGCCGAAGCATAGGTTGCAGAGCTAACAGGGAGAGCAGAGAAAAAGCCCGTCAAATTCTGAGCTTGTTCAGTCTGTCCACCACCAGCTGCTGGCTCGATATCGTTACCAGCCAACCAGCCAACGTTGATCGTGCAAGAGCCACCGAGACCCGTTGGAACAGCAATCTTACAATTTGTAAGAATTGCGCCTTGAGGGATCTTAGGACCCATGTTGATCTGATCCCCTGCGGCCAAGTCTGCCAACAGAGTATAAGAGTCATACATAGCCCTAGACTTACCACCCAACGTGCCTTCATCGGCCAGAGTTGGAATGGTAGCTGCGAGAGCTGCTGCTGCTACACCAAGAAATCGTCCATTTGCCATAATCTATTCTCCTCTTTTCTTTCCGCCGATTAAGGCAATGCGCTAACTTGGACAACCTTGACTTCTTCCATTCTGACAGCTCCGAAGTCCATGGAAGCGTAAACTTGCATGGAGTAGGAGTAATCAGGGCGCTCGTCAATGCGACCAATAGCTTCTTCGTTTTTGCCTAACAACAGACCATCGCCGATAAAGCAGAATCCAGAAACAGTCGTTGCACCAGGACTCAAAGCACCACCAGCGGTGGAATACAATCCAGTCGTTGGATCGTAAGTCGCTGCGGAGTTCGCAGTTGCCGAGAACAAGGGCAAGCGTTCCGAGTGGATGAACTTGAAACCAAGATAGTTATCAACTTCACCTTTCACAAGGGCCTTGACCGAGTTGTAGTCGGCGCTGGTTACTTGAGTTTGTTCCAACATTGCTTCCAACATACCAGCGGTATGAACGAAGTAACGTTGTCCGCCATCAACTTCGGCTTGATCAAACAAGAGCTTTGCTTTTAACAAAGCTTGAATGTTCATGCGAGAAGCTGCGCCACCTGCGACAGCCAAGACACCTTGACCAGTTCCAAGACCTTGGGTCGTTGAACCTGATTCACCAGTGCTTGCATTGCCGAGAGCAGCTGCAATCAGAACGTCGTCCATCGAGCGGCCAAGTGCGTTTCGAGCAGAAATCGCGTACTGATTTTCTGGGTCATGAATGTTTTGCAACTTGTCTTTGCGATCAACCAAGGTCGCCCATTCATACATCGAGGTCGTGACCATGCGACGTGAATGAGGGATGTCTAGGTTGGGGGTAGGAGAGTTGCGGCCCTGCTTGAGCTGTGCAGTTGCAAGCCCTAAGCGGTCAAAAAACTCAGCCTTACCTTTGAAAACTTCGGAACGCACCACGGGTCCCAAACGGGAACCCTTCTGTTGCGCCAAATGATATACGTTTGCAGTATATTGTTGGACGCGCCATTGTTCAATTTGATTATTAATAAGTCACCTCTCAGTAATCGTGAGATGGGAAGGAATGATATTTTCCACCCAAAGCACGCAGAAACGTTATTGGATAGCCAATAAGATTGTCCTTTGATGGATTGTCCTTTCGGGTCCATCCTCACCGTTCTGGCTGGAGTTCGGTGATCAAGAGGGTCTATTCTTTTTAGGCTAGATGACGTTGACTAAAAATGCAAGAATAATTTTGCTTGTCTTAATTTTTTAGCCCTGAGAGCACAGAAACGGGATTATTTTTGACCCATGGAAAGATTTTTTTCTAAGGTTGAGATAATCCCGTTTCTGTTTATAGTCAACTGCTAAGCGTTATTATCTTCCGCCTGTGATCTGACGGCGAAGTGAAGCAACTTTGTCAACTGTTAGTTGATGCATAGGATGCTTAGCATCGAAGTAGCCATTCTCAGCACCACGAGCCATTATCTCCTTGATTTGATTATGCAAATCTTCAGAGCTACTCGCTTCGCTGGAGACCCCTGCTTCTCTGAAAGTATCTTCTTTCATAAGCTTAGCTGCCTTTGCTGCGAACTTAATCAGCTGGACATCGTTACCCATACCCGTTTCATTTAGGTATTTCACGAACTCATCTCCACCGATTTCTTTTACGGCGAGTGCTGCTTTCTTGAATTCCAAGTCAGCATTGGGACCCCATTCTTTTTTGAGGCTTTCAATCTGTTCCTGGGTTTCTTTCTTGGTAGCTTCTTCTACTTGTTTAAGTGTTTGCTTCTCAAGACTTGAATACCAATTGATCATCTCTTGAGCTTGCTTCGGGAGTAGGCCATTTTTGAATGCCTGTTCTTTAAAGCCCTTCAAGACTGTTTCATCGATTTCATAATCTTGGGGTTTAGCCAATTCGTATTTCTCAAGTTCAGGTCGCCCAATGGCTTTGAAAAATTCTTCCTGTTCTTGAGGAGTCGCCTTATTCCAATCAGGGATAATCGCGCCTTTCTTTCCAATCTGTTGCTGGGCATGCAGATAGGATTTAGCGAGAGTATCGATTCCTGTAAAAGATTTTAGCGAAGGGTTATCTCGGATATCTTCGGGAAGAGAATCGCGCCATGTCTTTTCAGATG